AGATACCGTTACGGTATTCGTTCCAGAAGGAGAGCCACCGAACACAAGCACCTTATACTGACCATCAGATAGAGAACCGTCTGTTGTGGTTAGCGTATGAGTTGTTCCAGAAAGACTAATATCTCCTACACCATTGGTAAGTCTATCAATAATCTGAAGGTTTACGTTTGTGGTATCACCCCATGTACCAGACTGTTCGCCATTGGCGATCAGCTCAATACCGCTGTTTACTGTGTATGTACTAGCCATGAAGCATTAACCTCCTGTCACGGTCTAATTTCTATATACTCTGTTGTGGCGCTTGGTGCAATATTTGTCCACACCGCCGTTTCATCAGGGACTATTCTGCCCCACACTGTGACCCCTCGTGGGCTTATCGATCCAATTGCCTCGACCCCCGTGACAGGAACATCGGCACCTGTACCTCCGGTAACACTAACAGAACCAACACCCGTTGTCACCTGTATCCCTGTTACAGGTACTTGTATTCTCGGGATAACGACTACAGCACCAACATTACCTGTTGCCTCGACATTAGTGCCAACTGGTTGACTCCAAGTGCCTGAACCCCAGAAACTACGCCCCCAGCCAGAGGCAGTTGTCGTTGATATATAAACTGTTTCGTTTGAAGGTAACCCGTTTGATATACCTGTAGCCTGCAAACCCGTGACAGGGACACTTGCTATACCTGTAGCAGTAACGGAATCAACGGCACTTGTAGCTGCTAGACCCGTTAGGTCTACACTAGAATCTGCAACTACCGCTACATCATCAGTTGGTATTGTACTTGCGACACCCGTAACATTGACCCCAACCCCTGCGCCTTCAGAAACAGTAACCGAACCAACCCCAGAAGATGCTGAAACACCCGTGGCAGGTATGCTTGGAGCGTCCCCAGTAACCGAAACAGACCCGAAGCCTCCTGTAGCGAATAAACCTGTTACACCTACAGTTGTTTCACCGTTTATAGATACAACGCCTACAGAAGCCGTAGCACTCTGACCCACAGGTTGCGAGGGGAAAGACCCTACCTCACCCGTTGCTGATAAACCAGACGGAGAGATGATTGACCTGTTTACTACAGTGACCGTACCCACAGACGCAGTTACAGGGAAACTCACTGTTTGTATGGGAAGCTGACCGACTGAAGCCGTGCCGACTAAACCTGCGGGAGAAACAACCATACGGTTGAGTGCGGTGGCGGTTCCAACGCTTCCAGTTGCACCAAGACCCGTTGTCGGTACAGTTGCTGCTCCCTCAATGGAAACAGGGCTAACACCAGTCGTAACGCCAATACCAGTAACCGCGACACCAGAAGCATCGCCTGATACAGTAACTGTACCAACAGCACCAGAAGCCGAAGGAAGGGTAACGGCTGGATTACTCCAAGTTCCGCTACTCCAACTACTTCGGCCCCAGCCTGTGAATATTACTCTGGCATCCGCCATAACCTGTCACCCCTCTGGAGAGTTTAGGCTATACGGATAATAGCGTTGCTCGCATCTGCTGTTGGGAATACGATCTGGAAGTCCCCAGAAGTAGACGTTTTATCCGCACCAAAGTCCAAGACAACAACGGTCGGGTCACCCGCTGCGGTATCATTATAGATCAACGCGCCACGAGCAGTGATTGTTGCAGACGTAAAGGTCAGGTCATTGAAGTCTGTAAACGCAGTTGTGCCAGACGTTGTCGGTGTGACGTTAGTCAAAGTACCGCCGCCAGCAGCATACGAACCTGAATCACCCACCTCGTTTGTAGCAGTGTAAGCAGTTGTAGCCGCAGTAAAAGAAGCACTGTTTGTGTACAACGCCAATTTAAACGTGTTGCCAGTTGAGGTGGTAAAATCGTGTGTAGCCGTCATCAGTTCAGACTTGAACGATGTACACATGTAGTTTCCAGTAAAGGCCATATTAAAGTCTCCTTATGAGGTCAGCCAGATCGGGATGTCCCGCATCATTAAGTGCATTATACACAGTTGTGCGGTCACTGCGAATAGCCTGTCGCATATAATATGCAACAAGCGTCTCAATGTGCTTTTGATAAGCACGAGCTTGATCCCTGATAGCTGGGGGTGCTGTATCAGATACAGAGATCAACTTCTGAACACATTGCTCAGAAAGTTCTTCTGGAGTAAACCCTCTGTTGTCACTTGTGTTGACCAACACAACCTGCTCATCACGAGGCATATCAAGTTTAAACTCAAACATTTACATTTCCATCCTTGGCTCGCCATCACGGTAACTGTCCCGCTTCAGTCTGCCTTCTCCCAATACAACTAGACGCCTCATAGCGTTGTCAAAGCCTTGCTGATACATAGACAGCACATCGGCTTCGCCCTTCATAAACACATAAGCGTTTATTAAACTTCCGTACAGCAGGGCTTCTTCAGCGTTGTCCCCAAGCCAAGAGCTGCCAGACGCTACAATCGAAGGTGGATCGTAGTAATAGTGCAATTGAACATTATAATCTGCGTCAGGTGTCGGACCTAAGATAAAGTTACCGGGAGAGTTAGTTGACGCGAAGTCACCGTCAAACTCGGAATAGTACTTAGGAAGACCAGTCGTACCCGTTTGATTCGGGTAAGCCTCACGCATGAAGTTCACATCCTTCTCTATCAAGAAGGTGTAGTTACCACTGCCATCAATCACCGCAAAAGAGAACGGTGCCAGAAAGTCCGATGGCCTAGCAATATATGGATTGTTCTGGTCCATACTCGCATTCACGTTCTTGCGAAGCTCTGGAATCATCACCGTGCGGTGTATAAGCTCCTCGGCTTGCTCTATGAACGTAGGAATCTGAGAGACGAAGGTTGTCTCGTTGTTCTCAGTGTAGTCCTGTATGGCCTGTGATAACTCAGAATAGTTCATTTGAACTTAACCCATTTTAAAGTTTCCGCCGCGAGTTGCAGCTCCCATGCCGCGACACTTGCCGCCCATGTTCATCTTTTTGGGCATTTTGCCACCAGATTTCATAGCAGCAGGTTTCTTCATCTTGCCGCCGTAAGCCTTTTTATCCATTTCTGCGGCCCCGTCCATTAACATGTTAAAGATGTTCTGCGACTCTTGCTCTTCTTTTTTCATGCGAGAAGAAGACGCGGCACTAGCATCCGAATCAATCTTTCTACCAGCGCGGCGAGCAGCCCGCCCTTCAAGGGCGTCTTTGCGGCGGGCTTCGTTGCGAGCCGCAGCCTCGCGCTCGGCTATAGTCATACCATCAGGGCTTTGGGTACTCTTTTCCCCAACTCCGTAGATAGATTTGGGACGAGCTTTGGGACGCAAGGATTTTTTAGGTGCTGGCATTTTAATCTCCATCGGTTGTGGTGACAGTAACTCTTCCTACAGACGCTACCATATATTGCGCAGAGTTCCAAACTGGATTCCAACCAAACAGCTCTCGGCTCTCCAACAAAGAAGTATCTGGGCGTGGATTGCGCAGTGATTGAGGGTCGTTGATCTTTATGCGCCCAAGAAAGTTTTGAGGCTGGTCTGGGTCAACAACATCCTTACCAACAAGAAAGCCTGTCTTAACGCCGTTATTATACTCAGGCACAAGGTCTTTGAGGGGGTAACGAAACCCCGTCTTGTCACAGAACCCGAAGGCGTATTTGGCCTTTGCGTAGCTCATTATCCACCCATCATAAACGTATCAAAGGGTACAAACTTGATTGACGCTGTTTCCTCATCCTCACCAGCAGCGAGCTGGAACTGGAACTCATACTCTTGCTTCAACAGCGGGACACGAGCGGCAACGTCTGGCTTCTTCATCGCAATGTAGTAAGCCATGCCCGATACTAAGGCTGGCACAAAACGAGGTGGTACAGTCGTAACATCCCCACCGATACCACTCGACAAACCATCAATCCCCTTTAGCCGATAGTAAGATAACGTATACGGCGTAGTGGCGTCCGGCACGGGCCATAGAGTTATTTTGACTTCCGTGGGGAGCCTTTGGACGTAGATTTGGGTTGGCCTGCCTTGCGTGTTTTTGTTGGTTTGCTGGGCGTAGGTCGCGACACTGACCCTTTCGAGGGCGGTGTCGGTTTGATTTGTACCTGTGCCTGTACGGACTTGGTGTTCGATGAGGTCGATGGTGTCTGAAGGAAGGGTATACGTTGACGTACCCGCTGTAATAGCGAGCGTACCCGCTTCAATAGTGAAGAGATTGAGACCACGATTCTGCCACTCCAATGTTAATATGTTAAGGCTCCTACGAGCCGTTTTTAAATCATAGCCAGAACGCATCTCAAGGCCAGCACGTTCATATGCTTCCTCAAATAGTTCTGGTAGGTCTGGTGTGACTACTGCCATGATCTAAGTCTTCCTATATTTCGCCGTCTTCTTGGCAATTTTCTTCGGCTGCTTGGCAACCTGCTTACCTTTTTTAGTAGCTTCGCGCTTCTTCTTAGTAGTAGCGGCGTACTCCGCAGCCGTCAAAGCCTTGATAGCCTTCTCAGGGAGGTATCTCTCGCCTGTAGCCTTGGAACCCTGAGTAGAAGGCTTACCAGACTTGGTCCGCCATTTCTGCTTGGTCCAGTCTTTAAGACTTTTTTGGCTTGCTTTTAGCGCCATCTGCTTTAGCCTTTGCTGCCTTGCTTAAATCTTTATAATGCACCAGCTTTACGCTTGTCTTGCCGTGAGTCTTGCCTGAGTGCAACGAGCCATCAGGCATCTTGTGTGTCCCGCCCTTATGGACAGTCCCGTCCTTCCGATAATGCTTTACGCCCTTCACGATGTATACCCCCCACCAGAATCCTTATACGCCTTAGCCAGCATCTGGGCCTTTCTAGCGGACCACTGACCGGGCTTGCCACCTTTGCCACCAGCTTTTATCTTGTTAAACAAACCCTTACGTTTTCCGGGCTGGGTGTAGTTGCCAGCCTCATTGACTTTGCTCTCTGTCTTACCACCTTTGCCAAAGCGAATGATGTCTAAATCCCTCGCATCGTCTCCAGTAGAGACGCGGTTGCCTACTAACTGACTTCCCATTTGAGACCGAGATATTACCATTTTTCTTTATCCGCCCAATATGCTGCAGACATTTTGCCCTTGGCAATGTTCTTGCCGTGACGAGCCTTAAAGGACTTGCGCTTGGCTTTCATGCGATCAGACTCCCCCGCCTTGGGCTTGCCAGCAGTCTTTGCGCCTTTTTCACCAAACCGGATAGTCTTGATCTTATCACCCTCTTTAGCCACAACAATGTGAGACTTTTTTGGATGATTAGGAGTCCGCTTAGGCTTATTAAAGCCAGATACTCCTGCTCTTGCTAACCGTGGGTCTTTTTTCTCAGGCATATCTCACTCGTAAAAGATTGTAGCAGACACGTTTTCGGGTAGCGATACATACACGCCGTTTTTGGCAAGGATGCCATCTCCCGGTATTATAATATCGACTGTACTTTGAGCCTTCTCATCAACCTCAAGAAGCACAGAGCCGGAAGCTGCTGACGCATTATCATAGAATATTACATCCCCTGACGCCCCTGATCCTGTGTTTACGACCACGCCTCTTAAACGGCACCTACGATTTATAAGTGCCGATGAAGCGTGTGCGTGAGCGGAAAGTACATCATTACCAGCCATAACGTATTACTCTATAATCAAAGTCATCTTGCTGCCAGCTCCAGTAAATGCGGAAACAAAACAACCGTTATCAGCGAGTATACCATCATTAGGGATATATACGTCATTCCAGCCCGTAGGTAGAGTTAAATCAAGTATGATATCACCTGTGGCACTGCCATTACGGATAGTGAAGGCGGCGGCTGCAGCGGCGTTTACCAGAACCCCCTGAAGCCTACCCCGTGACGGTCCTACAACTGCAGGGGTGTCGCCCACTGCGAAGTTAAATGCGCGAACCTCTTGTCCAGCCATAGCCTAGTCCTTTTTCTTTGAGGGACGGCCACGCTTCTTTTTAACAGGTTTCTCTTCCCAAGCCTCATTCACATCAGGTGTGGAAGGGTCGTCTGCTTTAAGCGTACCGTTATCATTTCGAGCGCGAACGGGAACTGTCTTGATGGGAGAGCCATCAGGATATAGCCCACGCCGGGCGAGTTCTTCGGCAGAGGGTGCTTTAAACCTACTCATAACCTAACTCCTTATGCTGCGGCGATGGTGGCACCTGTATCAGAACGCTTCCAGTCTGTGCCATCAGAGAAGGCCAAGATTGCTGCGCCTGCTGCACCGTTAGAAACGTATACAAGCGTACCAGCACCAGCATCTGAAGCAGATGGAGCGGTTGCAACTGTGTATGTTGGAACTTTGATGTCGCCAATGAAACCAGCGGTTGAGGTCACTGGACCTGAAAATGTAGTCGAAGCCATTTTAGTACCCTTTGCATAAGGATTCGCTTTGTAGTCTA